AGATATTGCGTTCGATCGAGCGCCCGGCCGCGGCCTCGGACCGCGCGGCGCTCAGCAGGAATCCCGTGCCCGACCAGACCTCGGCCGGGCCGTCGGCCACGGCGCGCGGCGGCGGCGAGATGGGGCCGTCGGCGCGTGCGTCCAGCCTGCCCTCGCCCATCACCAGATCGCCGGTGCCGAGGCGCGAGCGGCTGACGCGCGCACGCCTGGCAGGCGGCGCATCGAGCAGGAACGTATCCACCCCGACCAGCGATGCCGCGCCGACGATCAGCGGGCGGTCGGCTTCCAGCAGGGTCGTTTCGACATGCGCGGGCGCGGCCGCCGCCGCGACATCCTTGAGCCGTCCCAGATCGGCCGTGCGCGTCCCGCGCCGCACCAGCACCAGCACACGGTGCGCAAGCCGTTCGAAGAAGGCGAGCACGGCGGCCCGTTCGGACGTGGTCTGGATCTCCGCGCTGAATGCCGCCAGAATCTCCCGCCGGGCGGCATCGCCCAGGATCAGCGTGTCGCCAACGAAACTGTTTCCCGTGGTCGCAAGGCCAAGCGTGAGCGCGTCGTCCTCGTCGGCAAGATCGGCACCCAGGATGGTCGCGAAGGTGCGGCGCAGCCGGAAGCCTTCCAGGGCGACGATCTCGCCCCGCGTCACGGCGCCGCCCGCCAGCACGACGCTGTCCCCACCGCCGCGCGGATCGGCGACCGCCAGCACCAGCGTGCGCATGCTGACGCCATTCAACGTCGCAAGCGCGAGCTGGCCGGGCCGCGGCACCGGCCGGTGCGGATCGATCCGCCCGCCTTCGACCACCACGCCACCGCTGGCGATCTCCAGCGCGGCGAGCAGGCCGCCGAGCGTGCCGTGCAGCCGCGCGGTGTGCGGCGCCGCCCGAAGCGCCTGGCGCAGGCGCGTGGGCCGCGCCGCTGCCTCGTCGCCCAGGCCGATCCAATGCGCAAGCCAAGGCAGTGCGGCCTCGGGTGCGCCGCGCGGGTCGGTCAGCAGCCAGCTTCCCGCAACCTTGCCTTCCAGCTGGGTCAGCGGCCCTTCGAACAGGTGCAGGAACCGGTCAAGGAAATCCGGCGGCGTCGCCCGCCCCGCCTCGTCGCCATCGCTGCCGGCCAGCGTTTCGCGGTACAGCGCCGGCAGGTAGCGATCGCGCCATGCAAAGCGCTGCGCATAGACGCGAACGGCGGCGAGCTCGGGCGTGACCTGGCTGTCGCCCAGCAAGGTCAGGTGAAGATACAGATAGCGGCCTTCGATCCGCCGCACATGCCGGCCGGCGCGCTGCAGCAGCAGCGTGAACAACCCTGACCGGTCCGCAACGGGCGGGCACGCATGCAGCGCGGGGGCGAACGGCATCTCCGACGGCTCGGCGCACCAGGCGGCACGCGGCGCGTCATCCGGCCCATCGGCGCTGCCGGCCAGATGCACCGACCAGTCTGGCGCACCGGGCAAGCCGGGTGCCGGCGGCACGCCACCGAAATCATCCGCGAAGGCCGCGATGCGGATCCCCGATTTGGGCGGCAGCGAGGCTTCCAGATACAGCCGGTGCCAGACGCAGCCGCTTTCGCCGGCATCGAACGGCCCCAGCGTGACACTGCCGCCGCGCGCGTAGGTCGCGCGTGACAGCCGGTGCAGTTTGCGCAGGCCGCCCGGTGTATCCGGATCGCTGCCTGCCAGCGGATAGTCGGGCACCGCCCCCAGCGTGTTGCAGAAACCGCCATGCCATGCGCCCAGCAGACGGAACACCTCGCCGGTGGGCGGCGCGGGATCGCCTGAGTCGCATTCGTACACGAAGGCCTGCGCGGCGGGGTGCGGACCATCGCTGGCAATCACCGCCACGCGGTCTTCGCCGACCCAGGCGATGGCATAGGGGAACCGTAGGCTGGCGAGTGCGAAGCGGCGCACCAGCCGGCCTGACTCGAGCGTGAACAGCGCGGCATCCTCGCCTGTGCGCCACGCCAGCACCGCGACGTTGCCGCCCGGGGATGCAGCGATGGCGATCGGCGCGCTGTCGGCCGGCAGCAGGGCGTTGCGCAGCAGCCGCAGACGGGGCGGCCGCGGATTGGGATCGTGCGGGCGGAAGGTCTCGCCGGGATCGTCCGTGATTCCACCACTGCGCAGCGGATGGCCGGAAAGGCGCGCCAGCCGGCGGCCGACGCGATCCAGCGCCCACACCCCGCCATCCGGCGCCGGTGCCAGGCGATGCGCGCGGAACCCTGGCAGATCGACGCGCGCCGGCCGCCAGCGTTCGCGCCGGTCCAGCATCACCACCCCGTCGTTGCGGGCGACGTACAGGACATCGTCGGTGCCGAAGGCAAGGTCGGTGGGCTGGGGGACACCGGGCGGCGTATCCGGCGGGATGGCAATCGGGGCGGCACCGATGCCGAAGCCGGCACTGCGCAGGCCACCGGCCGCACTGTCCCACCAGGCATAGCTCCCGCCCGCATCGCGCACCGGCGACGGCTTCTGCGCCATCGATATCGCGAAGGTGGCATCCTCGGCGACGGAGGGCGCCGCCTGTTCGCGATCGAGCCGCAGCGTGCGGGTATCGCTGCGCCATTGCAGGTGCCGTGCGTCGCCGGTTCCCGCGAAGGCTGGCGGATCGGCAACCTGCCAGACGCGAAGGCCATTGACGTCCATCAGCAGGTTTCCGGAACGACGGGCACGGCGATCTCGGGCTCGGCGTCGGCCCGCGCAGGCGGCAGGCTGGCGGACGCGGTGTCGCCTTCCGCCACGGCCAGCATCAGCAGCTCGGGCATCTGCCAGCGCAGCAGCGGCAGGCGGGCGCGGCCCGAGGAGTCCTCGCGCACCATCCGCCAGCGTCGTTCGCCAGGGCGGCGGGCGAACAGGTGCACGGGTGCCACGGCGCGCACACCGGGCACCCTTCCGATCACGGTTTCGATCAGTCGGTCATCCACCATGCGGCCAAGCGGCCATCCCTGCCCGTCCGGTCCGCCGGGCGGCAGGGCCCACAGGTGCAGGCGGATCGCCTCGGAGACCGCATCCAGCACCGCCTCACGCTGGGCGCTGTCCACCAGCTCCACGGCCGCGGTCACCCCGATGGGCACATAGTCGGTGCCGATGACGTAAAGTTCGGTGGCCAGCGGGCGGCGCTCGTCCAGCCAGGCGTGCACGGTTTCCAGCGTCGGGCGATCCGGGCGCGGCGCGGGCAGCGACGTGCCGATCCGCGCGGGCATCACCATCACGGAAACCACGCCCGGCACGCCATCACGCCGCTGCTGCGGCTTGAATCGCTCCAGCACCTCGACCCGGCCCAGTGCGGCGCCGGGCGTACGCAGCGCGAGCTCCTTGTAGTCGGCCGCCGTCACCGCCCGGCCACCATGGCGGATCATCGCGGGAATGCGCGCCTCGGCCACCGCAAGGCTTTCGGCATCCGCGCCCCCGCTGGTCGCCACCGGCTGCAGCACCTTCAGCCGCGGCGTGCCGGATGGCGCGGTGACGGCCTTGATGCTGCCCGGCGGCAGGTTGCCCGCCGCACCGCCGCCGGCGCGCATGCGCGCGACCTGCACCATCCGCCCGGCGCCCGGCACCATGCCACGCACGCCATCGCCGAAGCGGATCAGCCCGGCTTCCGCGTCCAGGCTGAAAACCCGGTCGTCGCGCCCGGCGGCCGCCGTGTCGGGCACCAGACGCCAGGCGCGCAGGCCCTCCTCCTCCTCGACTTCCACTATGAGGCTTGCGGCCTCCACGGACTCGGCGCCAAGCCGCAGCTCCAGCCCCGATGCCCCGGTGCCCTGGCCCAGCACCTGCCGGCCCAGCGTGCGGCGCTGTTCGATCGCCACCGTGTTCACGCCGGCCCAGGCAAGTTTCAGCGTCGATGGCCGCGCCGCGGCGCGCGCGGTGATCGGGCGCATGCGCAGCCACGTGACCAGCCGGGCTGCGATTTCCGGATCGTCGATCCGGGGCGGCCGGTCGCCCACGCCGGCCAGGTGCTGGCGCAGCACGTCGTTGGTGGGCGCCCCCATGTCATCCTTGCCGGGCAGCAGCAGGCGCACCACGCCGGTGCGCGTAAGCCCCGCCGAGCCGTCGGCCAGCACATCGAGCGGCAGGTAGTCGTCGCCAGTGCCGGAATCCGCTCCGGTGGCGATCTCCCACACATGCGGGATGCGCGCGCGGATGCCGATATCGTCGAACGCCTCGGGCATGGCGATCGCCGGCGCGATGCCGACATTCAGCACCCGCCGGCGGTTGCTGCCGCCACCGCCGAGCTCATCGCGTACGGCAGCGACCTGCGCGGCATCCGGTTTTCCCGCCAGCAGCGCGATCCACAGGCAGCCGTCGCGGCTGTCCGCCGCGACGTCGGGGCCGGCGGCGTCGGCGCCGTCGATGAACAGCGGCGTGGTGACGTAGCCGGCCGGCCTTCCCTCGATGGCGTAGAGGTCCTTGAGGTCGGGCAGCAGGTCGGAAAGCGCCCGCTCCTCCTCCGCCGTCGGCTTGCGCTTGATGTAGCAGCGGCCTTCCACCGCGTGCACGGTGAGTTCCGACAGGGTCTCGAACGGCACCGGCTTCTCGACCGGCGTGAACAGGCCCAGGCTGGCCGGGGCAGTTGCCGCCGGATCGCCGATCGAAACCTGTACCAGTCCCTGCGCCGGCACGGCGGGGCGCATGCCGGCCCCGAGCAGGCGCAGGAATGCCAGGCGCTGGCGTTCCGGGATCAGGTTGGCGCGATACAGGATGGTATCGGCAAGCCAGGCAAACAGGTCGATCAGCGTGCGGCCCGGATCGCCCTCGCGAGGGTTCGTCCATTCCGGCGTGTGCGCCGGAATGCGGCGGACCAGATCGGCGACCAGGTCGTCGAAACTGCGATCGTCCAGCGCGGGCGGGCGGATGGGCATCAGCCGGCTCCCACGGGGATGCGGGCCTGCAGCGTACGATTCTCGCCGGTCAGGATCACACGATAGGCGATCGTCACCAGCACCTCGCGCGGGTCAGGCGCGGGATCGACATCGATACGCTCGGCACGGATGCGCGGTTCGTACAGTTTCAGCGCGGCAGTGATGGCATCATGCATGCGCGCGCGCGTCGTAAGGTCGTTCGGCGCGTGCAGCATCGCGGCGATGCCCGCGCCGAACCGCGGGCGCATCAGCTGTTCGCCGGGCGCCGTGCGCAGGATCACCTCGATCATCTGCCGCACCGAGGTCACCGGCTCCGGCCAGGCAAGCGTACCGTCTGAATCCGGCACCGGAAGCAGCGGCCAGCCGCGCGCGACCTGCGGCAGGCGGGGCTTCGCGGTAGCAAGAACGGGTCCGCTCATCGCAGCATGGTCATTTCGGCTTGGGGATGGGAATGCAGATCTTGATCCAGGCCAGCCAGCCGAAGATCAGGTTCAGCAGCGACAGGAAGATGCCAAGCACGATGAAGGCGCAGATCGTGATCGCGGGGATCGAGAAGCTGCAGATCCAGGCGATGTCCAGTCCACCGGTCGAGCCCTCGCCGTCGGCCAGTTTCTTCGGGTCGCCCTTCAGCAGGTTGGCGATCGCCGGCGGCATCTGGAACGCGACGCTCGGCTTGATCTTCTTCAGGTCGGCGATGTCGGGCAGTACGATCTTCGCCGCCGGCCCGTCGCTTTCCCACCAGGGCAGGATGCGGAACGCCTCGCTGTACTCGCTCCAGACCAGTTTCGGCGGGCAGTCCGCATGGCCGCGCACGCGGATAAAGCCGCGCACCGCATAGCGCGCCGACAGCTGGTCGAACTTGGGCGCCGGCGGCGCAAGGGCAGCGAAGCGGCGCGTCAGGCAGGCAAGCGCGAGCGTGCCGAGCTGATTGCCGGCCTCCGCGCTGATCGCGGGCCAGGCCAGCGGCATCGTCAGACCCGCGCCATTGGGCTCGCCCGCGACCAGGATTTCTGCCGCCTGTGCGGCGAAGGTGCCGGCCTGCATCGTGCGGGTCACCCGGCCGAACCGGTCCTCCGCCATCGGCAGGTCGATCACATCCAGCGCATCGCGCAGCGCCCGTGCGGTTGGCTCGTTCCCGAACGCATCGAACTCCACCAGCAGCTGCTGAAGGAATATCGCGAAGGCCTTCAGCCGCCCCTCGGTGGTGCCGTCATCGGTCGGATTGGTGTCGAGCGGCCGCCAGGCGGGATCGAGGGGCTCGCCAGCACGCGGCATGGCAAGGCGCGGACGCTGCTTGAGATATCCCGACAGATGCTCGCGCATCGCCGCCGCTTCGTCCGCCGGCAGGTTGGTATAGTCCGGCGCTGGCGGGGCAACATCGGTTTCCTCGGCGCTGGCCACCGGCACCAGGCCGTACAGCACCGTCCTACCCAGCTTCGCGCACAGGTCCGGGGGCGCCACGAACAGCCCGATGGTCTCCTCGGCGAACACTGACTCGCCGCGGCGGGCCGCGATCAGGTCGGTGATCTGTCGGGCGGCGGGATTGCGCGGGCGCGGGCGCAGTGCCGGATCGGGATCAAGCGAGTCGCCATGCAGCGCAAGCCAGCCCTGGCGGCGCGCCGAATCCTTCATCCATCCGGACCAGCCGCCCGCATCGATCCGGCGGATCACCAGCCCCATGCCCTCGAGCTTCGCGGGATCGAGCCGCGGCAGGCCGGGCGTGCGGCAGGCTGCTTCCAGCAGCACCAGATGGAACCGGCGGTGCATCGGCAGATGCAGTTCCAGCACGCCATCCTTGCCGCGACGCCGGCCACGCCGGGCGGCAAGCCGCAGATCGGCATCGGCCGCTGCCAGGTCATCCAGCACGGCACCGATGAAATCGGCCTCGCGCGCGGTCACGATCATCGCCCTTGGCCCGCCGCCACCGAACGGGCGCAGCACGACCTCGTGCGGATCGATCTCGGGCAGGCCCGCCGGCACCCTGCGGCGCAGCGCGGGGTGCACCTTGCGCGGAGCGAGGGCGACGGCGCCTACCATATGTTGCCCGCCCCCGGCGTGTAGGTGTTGCCGACGACCGTGGTCGCGATCAGCGTGGTGCATTTGACGACGCCGCTGAACTTCGCCATGCCGGCATCGACATTGACCATGCCGGCGCTGACATCGACCTTGCTGGCGCTGACCGAAACCTTGGATGCTGCCTGGACCGACACGCCCTGCGTATCCATGGTGACGGTGTTGCCAGCGGCTTCGAGCTTGATCTTGCCGCCTGATTCGTCGGTCAGCGTCGCCTTGACGCCGGCGGGCGTCTCGATCTCGACCTTTTCCTGGCCGCTGCCGGCTTCCACGATCGCGATGCGGGTGCCGTTCTTGCCGGTGAGGGTCCAGCGATCGACGTTCTGCCCGCCGATCGTTTCCGGAATGCCGGTGCCACCGTTCCACAGCGCGCCCACCACCACGGCGGCGCGCGCATCTCCGGCGACCAGCAGCACCAGCACTTCCTGGTCCACATCCGGAATCAGGAAGGCGCCAAAATTGTCGCCGGCAAACGGCACGGCCACGCGCGCCCAGATCGGCGCCTCGTTGTCGGCATCCGGACCCAGCAGCTGCACCTGCACGCGCGACAGGTTCTGCGGGTCCTGCACCGAAACCACCTTGGCCAGGTGCGCGCCGGACCACCAGGCAACGGGCGTGGCGAGGGAATGCAGCGGGATCATGGCCCACGGCCCAGATACGCGCACTCGGCCAGGAAATCGGTGAGGTAGCCGCGCTCCAGGTCGAAGCGGTGCGTCGCCTCGGTGACGCAGTAGGTGTTCTCGAAGAAGGGGTTCATCCCGGCGATCGCTACCTGCGTGCCGATCCTGAGGCCGGGATCGCCCTGGGCCGTGCCATCGACGCGCACGAAGCCGCGGGCCCGGCGGGCATAGATCGATTCCGCCAACTGTCGCGCCTCGGCATCGCTCAGCGCGCCCTGGTGGCCGACATGCTCGCGCGCGGGATCAAGCAGCGGGCGCAGCAGCGCTGGCCCGTCGCGCCCCTCGCCGGGGCCCAGCGCCCCCGATGTCGCAGTGCCCAGCACCGCCTGGCCGGTGGCGGGATCGAAGCCGCCCACGCGCACCTCGCTCGCCTGGTCGGCAAGGTCGGCGGTGATGCGCGCGCGCAGCAGCTCCCTGCCAAGCACCATCCGCAGCGTGGCGCGCGCCTCGTCGGCGTTCCTGCCTACCTGCATCCGGTCCTCCACGAGCTGCACATCGGCATCGAACCGGGCCAGGATGCGGCGCAGGAATGCCAGGTCGCTTTCGTTCATCTGCACCCAGTCGGCGACCGGCTGGTCGAGCCCGTCGCGGATTTCCGGGCGCAGGCCGTGCTCGCCCGCGATGCGGCGCGCAATGTCGGCGGGCGAGGCCTGGTCGTACACGCGGCTTCTGCGCGTCCTGCGCGCTTTCCACAGCCGGTCCTCGGCCAACAGGGTGAACAGCGGGCTGGTATGCGGGCCTGCCTCGGCCTCGATGGCGGTGATCGTACCCTGGAAGATCGCCTGCGGCGTTGCGGTCTCGCCGGCATAGATCGCGATCTCCGCGCCGAGCTGCAGCGGTGATCCGGCGGTGGCGCCGTAACCCGCGCCTCCGTCGCCGAACGCCAGCACATCGACCAGCACCAGCTCCAGGCTGGAAAGTCCACCCGGCTGCTCACGCATCGCCATGCGCATGATGTTCGCCGACAGCAGCGGCAGCGCCTGCCCGTTGATCCGCACCGTGGGGCGCGCGCTGTAGGTTTCGGCTGGCGTGTCGCGCGGCATGGCTCAATCGCACCACAGGCGCCGGATGCGTTCGGCCTCGCGGCGGAGCTCGGCCTGGATGCGCGTCATGTCGGGCGGCTGGCGACCCGGCGGCACGCTGCGCTCGCGCTCCGGCTCCGGCTGGTCCACCACCTGGGCGCTGACATCATCGATGACGACCGGCATGGCATGGCTCCCCTGTTCAGCCCAGGCGCGCCGAAGCATCGGCCCGCGCGCCAAGCTGCGCGGACAGACCCGGCGAACTGCCCGAAACCAGGCGCCCGGTGACGTCGAAGCCGCCGGTCGTTGTGCTGCCCACGGCGGGCGGAGGCGGCGGCGGCGGCAGCAGCTTCGCCGGGTCGATGCGTACCTGGACACTTGCGGTCTTCGATGCACCAAGCCCTGCGAAGGCACCTGCGCTCGCACCGACGCCAGCCGTGGCGCTGGCCCCGAAACCGGCCGAAGCGCCGATGCCGATGCCCACTGAGGCCCCGGCGCCGAAGCCGATCGATGCACCCGCGCCCACACCCGCCGAGGCGCCGGCCCCCGCCGATGCACCGGCACCGAATCCCGCCGAGGCACCGGCGCCGGCCGAGGCACCGACGCCGAAGCCGGCCGACGCGCCCGCGCCGGCCGAGGCACCCGCACTGAATGAGGCCGCCGCCTTCAGCTGCACGCCGGCGCTGACGGCCACGGTGCCGCCACCGGCCGCGCGCATGTCCTCGATGCCGTTCGCGGCCGCGATCTGGCGCCCGGCCTGCGGTGAGCCCAGTTGCGAGGCCGTCCCGGTGGTGCCGGTACCGCCGGCCGGCATGGTGTTGAAGGTCGCACGCTCCGGCGCGCCCTCCGCCACCTCGTCCATGCGGGTGCCCTGCATCACGACCTGCACGGTCGCGCGCAGCGGCACGCCCTCGTACGACCAGAAATCCAGCGTCTCGTTCAGCGATTCGATCACGCCCGCATAGGTGAAGCGGCCCCAGCGGAACTCGACATTCGGCGGGCGCGGATGATCACCTTCCGGTGCGGTGCCCAGGTACTTCAGATAGGCGGTGTGCCCGCGCACATCCTGGCCGGTGTGCGTGCTGTCGAACACCAGCTCGGTTTCGAGCTTGGTGGTCGTCACCCGCGTCGCCTGGCGCGGCTGGCCACCGCCATTGCCGGAGCTTCCGCTTTCCTCGTCCTGCAGCCGGTTGGTCAGCGACACCTTCAGCGAGGCCGGATTGAAGAACACCGTCATCGCCTCGGAGTCGGCCTGGCCGACCACGCGGAACGTCGCGCGCGTGCGCATCAGGCGACCTCGCTCATCGAGAGGCCGTGGTGCACGAGATGCAGCTCCTCGATCGCCACATCGGTGCCGCGCGCGTTCAGGTCGCCGGCGCGGAACTTCACCGGCATGGCGCTGGTCAGGCGCCAGCCCAGGACGGGCGTGCGATTGTGCAGCAGCGCGATGGAAACGTTGCAGCGCCCTGTCAGGGCCCAGCCGCCGTTGTTCGCGCCATCGGCGCCTGCCCACAGCGACCACCAGCGCCACAGATGGCGCGACTGCATCAGGCCGCGCTTCATCACCACGGTCGCGAAGGTGACCTGGCCCGGCAGCTGCACGACGCCGTAGTTGCGTCCGCCCTCGCGCACGGTCTTCGGCTCCATCGTTGCTTCCAGGCCGGTGATCTCGCTGAAGCCCCCGCTGATCGCGGTGTCGATCCCGTCCATCGGCGTTTCGCTCATGCCCTGGTGCGGCGCGAAGTGCACATGGAACGCAAAGGCGCCGAACGGGCTGCCGGGATCCTGGCCGTCGGGGACGGGTACCGGCATCAGGCGGCCCTCGCGCTCGGCACGCCATCGGACTGGCCCATGGCAAGTGTCACGGTGATGCGCTGGATCGGCTGGGACGCGGTGAAGGCAACGGTTGCGATCACGCGCCCTGCGTCGAGGTCGGCCTGCGACATGGTGGTGCGGTCGCAGCGTACGCTGAAGGCTTCGGCAGGCGTGCCGCCGGCCAGCGCGCCCGCATCGCGCAGCCGCTGCAGGAAGGCTTCCAGCTCCTCGCTGAGCGCGGCCCACAGCGCGGGACCGGAGTTCTCGAAAATGCGCTGCTGGCCGAGCTGGCGCGCGGCGCGCAGCAGTACGCCCATCAGGCGCGAGATACCGGCGGCACGCCATGCCCTGTCTTCGGAGAGGGTGGCGTCGCTCAGCAGGGTGAAGCCGGTTGGTCCCTGCCCGACCAGCGCCAGGCGATCGCCGAGCCAATCGGATCGATCGCCCGGCAGGCCGCGCCGAAGCGCACTGGTCGCGAGTTCCGGCAGGCACCTTCGCACACCGCGCAAACTGGTGCCCGCCGCGCTGCGGAACGCCCCCAGCCGCAGCGAAGTGCGCGCGATGGCACCCGCCAGCACGCCATCTGGCGCCTGAACGCCCTCGGGCAGTGCCACGCTGTCGGCGGTTTCCAGCCACGGATAGGCGAGCTGCAGCCGCGCGCTGCCGATGCGCGTGCGTGGCAGCAGCGATCCGCCAGGAAGGCTGGCATCATCCAGCATCGCCAGCGGCCAGCCTTCGGCACCGGCCGCCACGCTGCCGGCGCGGCGCGATGGCAACGGCAGGCTGGCCAGCAGCATCACGTCACGCCGCTGCGCCACCGTGCGCACCGGCGAGAGCATGTCGAGCACGAAGCGCACCGCGCCTGCCCAATCGGCATAGCCGGCACGGTCAAGCCGTGGCGCGCTGACGGCAGGCCGCGACAGGCGGGGCGGGGGCACATAATCGGGCGCCGTGGGCGCGCAGGGCTTGAACTGCTCGGGCGGGGCCGGCGGCTGAGGCAGGTTCGGGATCGGCTCGGGCGCGCCCGCAATGAGCTCCGGCAGGTCGGGCAGCAGCAGCATCGCCGCGTCCTCGACGCCGAAGACGTGCGCGGCACCACGCCAGGTGCGCGGATCGGTCGCCTCGGCCAGTGCACCACGGCCGGAAAGGCCCGGCAGCAACGGCACCCGCTGGGCTGCATCGGGGGGCGGATCGCCGGCCGCCCAGGACAGCAGGCGCCGCTTTGCCGCGGCGGCGGAATCGGGCGCGCCATCGGCCAGCAGCGGCAGCGGATCGCCGGTGCGCACGATCACGGCACGCATGCCGCCCTCGGCGAAGAAACTCCGCACCGCAAGGCCCAGCGGGCAGGCGATGCGGCGTGGGTCGCCGGTGGCCACCGGGCGCTGATCCCAGGCGAACAGCGCATCGAACGCATCGAAACTGTCCACCGCCACCGGCATGTCCAGCAGCGCATCGGTGGCCGCCGCCCCGCGCGTGAGCGGGCCGCTGCCGGCCCAGCCCGCCTGTTCCAGCGCCGCCCGAAGCTCAGCCGGCATCGCCGAGGACCGCCGCCCGACCAGGCCCACGAACAGCGCCACATCCGCCCGCGAGGACAGGCCGGCGGCGGGGCGCGGGGCTTCGCGCAGGATGAGCTCGGGATAGGGCATCGTGCCGCGATCCGTGGAGGGTCAGGTGCTCATTCCGCGAACTCGAACCCTTCCGAGGCGATCACCAGCTCTTCCATCGCGACATCGCTGCTGCTTTTGCCGGCAAGCGTCGGGCCGGTCCATTTCATCGGGCGCGCGTTGATCAGTTTCCAGCGCAGCACCGGGTTGCCCTGTTCGTCGTTCAGCGTGATCAGCACGTTGCGCCGGGTGTTCGGGCTGGTGCGGGTTTCCGAAACCCACTGCCAGAAATTCGTGGTGCCCATGATGCCGCGCTTCAGCGTCACGTCGGCGGCCTTGTGCAGGCCTGGGATCTTCCGTACCCGGTTCTCCTTGTCGTTGCCCTGGCGGTATTCCATCAGCGTGATCTCGGTGCCGAGACCGCTGACATCGGAGAATCCGCCGACCGGGCTCGACGCGTTCGAGCCGTCGTTCAGCTCGACCACGAAATTGAAGGCGCCATAGGGAGTATCGCGTTGCACGGCCATGGGTGTCGCTCCTCACTCAATCGCGGGAATCGGCTGTCTTCTGGCCGATGCGGAAGATCACGAACTCGGCGGGTTTCAACGCGGCCACGCCGACCAGACAAATCAGCCTGCCGTTATCAAGGTCGTTCTGCGTCATCGTGCTGCGATCGCAGCGGACGAAGAACGCCTCCTTCGGGGTGGTGCCGAGCAGCGCGCCGGAAACCCACTCGTTGTAGAGGAAGTCGGTGACGGTGGTGCGCACATTGGCCCACAGCCGCTCGCCGTTCGGCTCGAATACGGCCCATTGCGTGCCGCGGTCGATCGAGGCTTCCAGGTACAGGAAATAGCGGCGCACGTTCACGTATTTCCACTCGGGGTCCGAGCTCAGCGTGCGGGCACCCCAGACGCGGATGCCCCGATTGGGCAGGGCCCGGATGCAGTTGATGCCGAGCGGGTTCAGCACCTCCTGCTCGCCGAAGCGCACATCGCGCTGCAGGCCAAGCGCGCCGGTCACGGTTTCATTCGCGGGTGCCTTGAACACACCGCGCTGGATGTCGCTGCGCGCATAGATGCCGCAGACGAATCCCGATGGCGGCAGATGGATTTCGCGGGCCTGCGTGGGGTCGGTTGCCGCGAGCGGATTGGAAACCCGCACCCAGGGATAGTACAGCGCCGCGTACTTGGAATCGATCAGGCTCTTCAGCGTGCGTACGCCGTCGGGTTCAAGCGACGGCGGCGTATCCAGCACCGCGATGCGATAGGCCCGCCGCGCCTCGGCGTGCCCGATCAGCAGCTGATTGACCGCGGCCGGCGTGGGCGCGGTGAACGAGGATGCGCCGGGTGCGGCAACGATCGAGACATCCTCCAAAGCCAGCAGGCGGTTGAGCGCCGAGGTGTAGTCGCCATCCGAAGGCGCACCTGTGCCGTCCGACCCGCCGGTCAGCGCCACGCTCCGTTCGGCGGCGGTGCCCAGCAGCCCCTCGCGCAGCGTGAAGGGGGTGATGTTCGAGCCGATCACCAGCACGATCGGGTTGGTCAGCGCGTCGGCCGCCACCGGCGGACTGGCGCCCAGCACCAGGCCGGCATAGCGCGGATGGCGCGGATGGAAGCCCAGCCCGGAAAACTCCGCCGCCACGCCGCTGGCCGACGAGACCTCGACCCCAAGCGACAGCACGGTCACTGCCGCATCGTCGGCCAGCGCGTTCCAGGCGGTCAGGTTCGCCGCCGTCGTCAGCAGCGGATCGTTGCCCGCGCCACCCATCACGAAGAACTCGGCGCCCTGACTGACCATGGTTCCGGCCGGCATGCGCAGCGCCAGCCGCTTCGAACTCGCCAGCGATTCGCGGATCAGCCGCACGCTGTAGTTCACGCCGGGCCGGCCTGGCAGGCTCGATCCGCCGGCGAACCGCGCGTTGAGCGTGATCGCATCGGCCGCAGCAGGCGCCGGCGCGGGCGGAGGCGCCGCGTTCACCGCGCCGCTGCTCGCCGCCACGGCCCCGGCACCCAGCACGCGCGCCACGTAGAGCCGGCCGCCGCCATTCGCGAAGAAGGCCAGTGCCGCGTGCGCCAGGTAGTTGAGTGTTGCGTTGCCGCCGATCGCCAGGTCGTCAACGCTGCCATAGAACCGCTCGTAGTCGGCAAAGGAGGTGAGCAGCGGCGGCGTGACGCCCGAGGTGCCCGCGCTGACCGGCCCGCGGGCGGTGATGCCGACGAAGGCTGCCGTGCTTGTGCCCACGCCCTCGATGGATTTCGAGCGGAAGCTCGTCTCCTCGACATAGACGGCTGGGGCCAGGTATTCGGGCATGGTCTTAGCCTCCTGCGGCGAGCGGCGTGAGGGGTCGGTTGCGGGGCGTCATGGGGTCCAGGCGATCGTGGCTATGCGGGTTCGACCGGCCTCGATGCGCACGCTCTGGGCGGGTGCGATCGAGACGCCGGCATTGGCCGGCAGCGTGTCGGGGTCGATGAAGCCGGTGCCCCGCCGCCGTGCGGCATCGCGCGCGGCCTCGACATCCTCGGCGCGGTGGAAGCGCGCCAGCGCGGGGTCGATCACCGCATCGAGATCGGCGCCGATATCCGGGCGCACCACGGCGCCGGCGCCGGGGCTCGCCAGCGGCACGCCGGGGACGAGCAGCAACGCATCGCCGGCCGCATCGGTGAACGCGCGCGCCTCCGGCCTGCCGCCTTCGGGGCGCAGCCGCACCAGCGCACCTTCCACGCGCCTGCCGTCATCGGCACGGCGCACGGTGACCGCCAGTGCGGCCGCAAGCCCGGTGGGCGAGGCCAGCGGCGTCGGCAGCAGGGGAACCTCCACCGGCTGGAACAGCGAGGTCGCAAGCGCCGCGTTCGCCGGATCGGGATCGCGCGGCAGGCCCAGCACGAAGCGGCGCGCGCCCAGGGCCGGGTGGGACGGACGGATATCGAGCTCTACCTCCACGCTGCCGACGCCCGGCGCCGGGGGCACGGGATCGAACGCGGCGGCGTAGGTCGCCAATCCGGGTGCCCCCGAGACGACCAGGGCGCCGGGACGCTTGACGAACAGGGAAACGCCCTCGCCCCGTACCGTCACCGGCGACAGCACC